GTATGTTCATCAAATTCAACTAATTTCATAGAGTACTCCTATACTAGAAGTATTTATGCCTATTTAAAGCTAGACGGAAATTTCGATATCGAAGTTATTATGGCCTAAATCAAACAATTTGTTAGCTAAACGTTCAGCAATAACTGTTGATTCGTCATCATTTAGGGGTTTGTGTAGTTCTACTGCTAATACAGTACCACCTTCTATGGTGTCGTATGTTTCGTAGTTAGTTTCATCTTCAGTTAAGGCCTCATCTGCACACTCTAATACAGTATCAACTAGGTATTCATCTACTTCGCTAACTTCTTTGTTTTCCCACACTATATTGATAAAGTTCTTCATGGCTTGTCCTTAATGATTTAATTGTATACTTTGTACAGTACCGCTTGTATACGTTACTACTGCTCTTACCCATACAAAGTTACCTGTAAAGTTGTAAAAATAAGAACCTTCTGATCCGCTTGATTCAGTTCCTGCTATGTCAAAGTAATCAGCTTCTACAGGACTAGTTGCAAGTGTTCCTTGCATTTTTATAGTACCGTTAAAATCAGCTACATTGTATTGTACTGTATGTAACCCATCTGCTCTACCATAGTAACCGTCACCTTTGAATTTCTCACCTGTAACAGTCGCTGAAGTTGAGTCTCCTGCGTGTACTTGATTTGACATTATTGTTTCTGAACTGGACATATAACTATTTATCCGAATAGTCCATACCTGGATATTGGTACTCTTTTGGTACTTTTCCCCATCCTACTACTCTGTCCCAGTCCCTTTGTGTATAATAATAGGGCTTTGGTTCAAAAGGTATGTCTTTTTTCTTCTTTTTTCCAAATTTCTTCTTTTGTTTCATATTAGTACTTATCTGTCTGTGGCTCGTAAACTAGCTTATCGATTCGCATAATATTGTTATGTAAAAATAGCCTAACTATTGTCAGGATTTTGTCATCTTTAACATACAAATATTTGCCTTTTAAGTTTCGACCTTGTTGCAGATCACGTATAAGCCTATCACCAGCTTTAACTTTGTGGCTATTCTTTAAACAGTATTCTGCAAAGTTTCTATCAGCAGTTCCATTTAAGTTTATTTTGTAATTGTACTCGGAAGGTTTATCTAAATATATTGTATTCTTTGCTAAATCAGTATCAACATTAGGTTCCCAATACCAAGGAACATCATTTAACTTTCTTGCTATCTTTTTAAGCCAACTAGTATCATTAGAATATATACCAAGTCTAGATCCTTCACATCTTAACATATAGTCTACGTCATCTTGGAAAGCATTTACTAATATCTTTAAATCTTCAAAGTCTTTGTTTTGTATTTCTTGATCTTTTTGCGACCATCTATGTAATTTAAAAGATAATGGTTCGCCTCTGGAGTGTTTATTTTGTAATTGATCTATAATAGTTCTAGCATTAGCAAGACGTTTGTTTCTAAAGATGTGTGTGCCAGAATTATACACGCCTAGCTTGTAGGCATACTTGTCCCAAAACAGTTTATTAGTTTGTTTTTTGATCAACCTTCTCTTGCTCCTTAACCTTGGTAGTATTTAATACAAATTCTTTTTCATTTATATCGATATTTAAAGTACCGCCGTCTTTTAAGTCACCAAACAAGAGTTTTTTAGATAATGGTGTTTTAATTTCCTTGTCGATTACACGTTGTAAAGGTCTTGCACCCATTTTAGCATCAAAGCCTTTATCAACTAACAAGTCTATTGCACTATCAGAAACAGTAGTTACAACACTTTTCTCTGTAAGCATATTTTTTAGTTCTAATAAGAACTTGCCTACTATCTTGATCATAGTGTTCTTCTCAAGTTTGTTAAATGTCATTGTTCCGTCTAATCTATTTCTAAATTCTGGTGCAAAGAATTTTTTAAGTTCTTTATCTTCGTATTCTTTTTCAATATTACCAAAGCCAATAGCATTACTTTCAGCTTCTTGTGAACCTAAGTTAGTAGTTAAAATTAAAACAATGTTTCTACAGTCAGCAGTTTTACCATTTGATCCTGTAACAAAACCATTGTCCATAATTTGTAACAATAATGAACTTACATCAGGGTGTGATTTTTCTATTTCATCTAACAATAGTACACAGTTAGGATGTTCTTGTAATTTAGTAATTAATAGTCCTGCATTTTCTTCAAAGCCAACGTAACCCGGAGGTGAACCTATTAGCTTGGCAACACTATGTTTCTCTTGATACTCTGACATATCAAATCTAACTAGCTTAACACCTAACTGACTAGCAAGTTGTTTTGCTGTTTCAGTTTTACCTACACCAGTTGGACCCATAAACACAAATGAACCAATTGGTTTATTCTCTTGTTTAAGTCCTGCCTGTGCAACAAGTATTTTATCAACAATTTGGTCTATTGCTTTATCTTGTCCGTATATCTCGCCTTTTAAATTCTTTTCTAAATGTGCTAGATTTTCAGTTTCACGTTCTGCTACTTGTTCTTCTGGCAAGTTAATTGCTTTAGAAAGTTCAAACTGAATTTCAGTATCATTAATAACCTTTTCTACATTAGGATCTTTTAAATTAAATCTAGAACAAGCACAATCAATTAAATCAATTGCTTTATCTGGAAGTTTTTTATCTGCTTGATACTTAACACTTAATTTAATTGCACTTTCAATAGCTTCTTCTGTAATAGTTGTACTATGAAACTCTTCGTAATAACGTTTAATACCCATTAAGATATCTTTAGTTACTTCTCTAGATGGTTCATCAACAGTTACTCTAGCAAACCTACGCATCAATGCACGGTCTTTTTCAAAGTACTTTCTATATTCTTCCCAAGTTGTACTTGCTACAACTTTAATATTACCTTTAGTTAGTATAGGCTTTAACATATTAGCTAAATCATTTGAATTAGCACCTCCGCCTGCACCAGCACCATTCATCATATGTGCTTCGTCTATAAACACGATTGTTTTACCACGTTTTTTAAGTGCGGCCATAACTAATTTAAAACGTTCTTCAAAGTCTCCTCTGTATTTAGAACCTGCTAACATGGCTCCTATGTCTAAATTATAAACACTATACTCTTTTAAAAACTCTGGTACTGTTTTATTAACGATGTTCCAGGCAAGGCCTTCTGCAATAGCAGTTTTACCTACACCCGGATCACCGACTAGCAATACGTTGTTCTTACTTCTTCTACCCAATGCTAAAGCAATGGAATCTAATTCATCTATACGTCCTATAACAGGATCTATTTTACCTTGATCAACTTCTACGTTAAGATTAGTTGTAAATGACCTTAAAGCTCTAGTAGCCATACCAGCCATTTCTTCATCTTCGTAAGTGTCAGCTAATTCGTTGTTCAAGTAATCAGCAAACTTTTCTTTATCAATATTACATTTAGCAATATGGTAGTATGACCAGCTTTTCTTTTCATTCATAATGCTTAAGAATACATCTGAACAATCTATATGACTTCTACCACTAAACAATACTTGCGTAAATGCTCTGTTTAAAACTCTTTCTACTGCGTGTGTTTTTTTAGGCTTATATTTCTTAGCCGCCGCAGGTTCCATCTGAATCTTTTCAGTCTGCGTTTTTAAATAATTTTCAATGTTCTTTTTAAGGTACTCTGGATCAGCACCGTAACCTTCTATAATCTTTGCAAAGCTATCTTCACATAACATCGCAAAAAGTAAATGTTCTATAGTAACGTACTCGTGTTGTAACTTCTTCGATACGTCTACGGCTTTATCAAAAACCAACTGTAACTGTTCACTTGGTTCAACCATTCATATATCCTTTAAAACGTTTCAATAATTTCATTTGTTTCCTTTTCGCCATATCTAATTTCAATTTACTAACTCTATCAATATAGTTGATTCCGTAAAGATGATCATATTCATGACCAAAGATTCTTGCATTCCAACCTGTTAACTCTATTGTACACTCTTTTCCGCTAGAGTCAAGACACTCTGTTACCAATCCTACTGGTCTTTTAACCTTAAAGTATAAAAGTGGAAAACTTAAACAACCTTCTTCGCCTAATACCATCTCTTCTGATACTGCTGTAATTTTAGGATTGATAATTGCAAAAGGTTTATCATCTTCGTAGTCCTTTAAACCGTTTGGCTTAATAATAAAAATTTGTGCATTAAGCTCAACTTGGTTTGCCGCCAAACCTACACCCGATTGCTTCTCCATAATAGCAATCATTTCTTTTTCTACTTCTTTAGCATCATGCTTTTCAAAGTCGAAAGGATCTACTTTCTTTTCTAACCAATCATTTGGGTGATATATCAATTTCATCTTTTATCTTTGCTAGTCTTTCTCTTATTTCTTCGTTAGTAATGTTTGGTGTTATTCCTACAACCTTAACAAATAAATTTCCCGTTTGTCCTGACCTTTGATCTGGTAAACCTTGTCCACTAATGCTGAAAGTTGTATTGGAATTTGTGCCTGGAGGAACGTTAACACTTAATTGCCTTTTATGTAAAGTATCAATTCTTATGTTTGTGCCTAATAGTAAGTCGAACACACTTACATTTCTTACTATATATAAATTTATGCCATCTACTTCATAGTCGGTATGTCTTCTGACTCTTACTTTAACCAATAAGTTACCTCTTGGCATTTGTGGTACTTGATCACCACCCATTCCTGGATAACGTATTGTATCTCCTGGACGTACACCTTTTGGTAATGTAATGTTTACTGTTTGTTGTTTGCCACTAGGTAGTCTAAAGTTAGCTATTAGGTCTTTACCATTTATAATATCTTCTAATTCAATATCTGCGGCAATGGTAATGTCTGAATTACGCATCTGTCTTTGCCCAAATGGACTATTTGGTTGTGCAAATCCTTCGCCGAAAAATGTAGAAAATATTTCATTAAAGTCTCCACCGTTAAAATGGAAACTTTGAGAGCTATTACGGAAGCCTTGTTGTTGTGGGTCAGCAGTTCCAAACTGATCGTACATTTGACGCTTGTTAGGGTCTTTTAAAGTTTGGTATGCTTCGTTAATTTTTTTGAATTCTTCTTGGTCACCACCGCGGTCAGGATGACTTTCCATAGACTTTTTCTTAAAAGCCTGTTTAAGTTCCTTATCTGATGCTCCTCGGGATACGCCGAGAGTATTGTAATAGTCCATACTATTACTTATCGGCTCTTAGGTTACTTTTTACCTGATCTTGAACCTGTGTATAAACCAAACCATGCCGCACCTGCACCAACTACTATACTAACAAGTCCTGATTGTTCCATAGTAGGTTGTGGAATTGCCATGTACCAAATTACAACTTTATATAACAAGTATATGTATGTTGTAATAAAAATACGAGGAAAAATTCTCCAACTATCTACAGCTCTTGCCATGTGTATTAATCTAGCATACGGGTTGGGACCTAAATCCTTTACCGAAGTGTCAACTTCTAACTCTACGTTTACCTTCTTCGTAACATCTGCCACTTTCTTGCCCCCTTCTGGTTTAAGTTCTGGTTTAATATTTTTTTTATTTTCTACTTTTTCCATTTTTAATCTCATGAATAGCATCGCTATTCTTCTTTATCTTATGTTCATTAGATTTAGGTCTTGCATTAAACACGACCTTCTCTAATTTTAAGAACGGTATTCTTTCATTTGGAACATATCTCCAAACATAGTCCTCGTTTTCTTTGTGTATGCCAAATACAGTATTTGAAATGCCTATCTTAACTATTATTGCCTGTTCGCCATCTAGTATTACGTGGTCACCTTCTTGGAAAGCACTATTCATTCTGAACTTTAGTCCTTTAATTAAAGACGCCACAAAGTCTTTAAACCAGAATGCTAACGATATTGAAATTAATATCGCTATCCATGGTACTAACATTTCTGTTAGGTCCATAGATAATGTGTTTAAATCCGGGTTCATTTCTTCTCAACAAGATCTATTAAGTCTTGTACCTTGGTTACATTATCTCCATCGGATTCTGAAATTTTTACACCAGTTGCATTTTCAACTGCTATACATAATTCAATAGTATCGAACGGATCTGCATTTAAATCATCTACTAGATGTGACTCTGGTGTTACTTTACTTTCGTCTATACCTAAATGCTCTGCGATGCATTTTATAACTTCTTGCATTTTACTTCTTCTCCAATTTTTTAATTCGTTGTTCTAATTCGTCTATCTTTTTAGTTACGAATGGATACTTCTTTCTCCACAATTTAGGATCTTGTTCAAACCAAGTCCAACCCCATCTTGTTACTAGAAAATCTAATGTACGATCAAAATAACCATATAACCAGATCCCTAATCTTGTTCCTTTAAAGTAGGTTGAAAAAGCTAACCCAAACAAAGACCCAACCAGAGCTGTGTAAATCCACAGTCGATCTGTAGCCATACGTTCAATCATTTCCCACATATAATTTCCTCAGTTATTATATGTGTATTTATTCGTTATTTCTTTTTGTCGGAGGGTTTGTTATCAGTAGATTCGTAGTACTCTTTGTACGACTTGATAATTTCGTCTTGTTGTAGCATATATGCACGTATTTGTGCGAAGTTTTTAGCTAATGCTTCGTATCCTTCGTCAGTTAAGCCGAATAATACAGGGTCTACACCCCCTTCTTTAAGTTTAGCAAACACTTCATCAGCATTGTCGCTGGTTATAATAGTCCATTTGATTTCTTCTAATTTAGGAGTTAACGGCTCGGGTAGTGCAAGAGGTTGCCTATCTTCTTTTACTGAGAATATCTCTAATTGCTTAACTGCTGTTCCACAACTAGTAAGGAACGTAGTTAGGATTAGCAATACTAGGACACTCAGAATTGATTTCAGACTTCTTAGTTGCATTTTTCTCTTTCTCCGTTAATGGACTTCCCATTGCAATTTCTTGACATCTCATTGCATTCTGGGTTCCTTTGTTAATTATCTTCTCGACGGACGATGGTCTCTTCGTTGCGAGATCACCAACATCACGTACTTCGCCTTTTCCGTTTATTTTATTGAATTTTTTATCTAGAGCGGCAAACTCGGCTTTAAGAAGTTTGTTTTGTTTTTCTATTTTTTCGTTAATTTCAGTTATTGCTTTAAAGTCTGCTTTCATTTGTGTAATAACAGCTTTTTGACTTTCAACACTTTGTTCTAACTTGGCATTATTTGCTTCTGATGTAGCCAAGTCTGCTTTTAGATTTTTTACATACATAAATCCTCCGCCAGCACCTGCTAACATAATTACAATCATTGCTATTTTAATAGATCCAAACATATTATTCTTCGTCCTCGCTATAACGCGGTTCGCTACAAACCAATATCTCTATAGGCTTATTATCTCCATCTTTAAATTCTTCGACTAATCTGCCTTCGTGCTGTCTACCGCAGTTCTGGCAGTATTTAATCATACTAACTGTTTGGCTAAATCTGTAGTTTCTTCAACTCTTCTTGTCCAACCTCTTCCAAATGTTGAAAAAGTAGAAAGACTTTCGTAATACTTTTGTCTTTCACCTTGGAAATTTTCAATAGTTGACTCAATGCCGTGTGCATCAACATACTCAGCCACCTTTGCTAGTGTATTAGGTCCAATGCCTCCGTCAGCAACTGTACCAATCATAGTTTGTAAGTATTTTGCTGAACGTCCTGGGCCTGCATTAACACCAAAGTCGAAAACACATAAGTCTAATCCACCTGGTAAATCATCACCCTTCATTTTATCCCAATAATTCTTTTTGTAAATAGGAGCAACATCTTCGACTAATAAGTCTTTCATGTCTTTTGTTCCACCCCATTCTTCGTAAACTCTTTTTGTAACACCTAAGTTTGTTTCTCCACCTGGATCTTGTGGATGGTTTACATATCCACCTTCATGGTGCAGAATTGTTTCTAAACATTTATCGTAATTTGATTGCATTTTTAATTCCTTGTTGCTACGACTGTATATCCATTATTGGAAATAAGTATCTTATCTCCATACTTTTCAATATCATAGTCGCCTAAGTATTTAGTAAGGTAAATTGTTTCAGGCCAAGAATTGATATTGTAGGACTCTGTAACTGCTTTGTTTATATCTTCAGTTTTACCAAAATCAACAACATTTAGTTTTAAATCACCACTATATTTTTTCTTAAATGTAATGCTGTCCTGCAACATTTCAATACTATCCAAATAACTCTTATTAAAGAAGTTTTTGTAGTTCTCCATGTTGTTTTCATTAACCTTAATTTCATAAGCATCATTGTCTAATGGAACTATACTTGTAAGCGATTCTAGGTTAACTTCCTCGCTTTTAAAACTCTTGTAGTATCTGTATTTCATCTTACCTATATCTGACAGTTTTTGTACACCATCAACTATTTCAACTATTTGTTCTGGAACTTCTTTAGTTCTTTCCATCTCAACAAATACTTTATATGTTGCATCAGGTTGTTCACCGGAAGTTACATCAGCATCTAATACGAAAGGATAACCTTTCTCTATAAAATTCATTAAGTCGTTTGCTGATTCTTTAGTTCTAGTTGAAAAACTTAATACAACTATATTCTTATCGTCACCCATTTTACTTTTAAATGAGTCAACTTCAAATATATCGTAAACTAATTCTCTAAGATCGTTTGTTTGTAATCCCATTATACTGCTCCAGCTTCGGCACTAACTTCTGCGTCTTGTGGAACATCATCTATTGCTGGTTGTGTTGATGCTACTGCTGGTTCTTTAACAAAGTCTAATTGTTCTTTGTATCCACTGTATATATTAAGTATTAAATCCTTAGGCATTTGTATTTCTACTATCCACATAGGCTTACGGTCTAACTTACCTTTTTTAGAACCAGGTCTAATATCGTCTGGTTTACGTATTTTACGTGGAGTTAATATAGAGCTTTTTGCATATGATACTTTGCAGTCGTAATCTAGTAATCTTTTACCACCCATTGGGTCTGGCATTTTATCTCTAGGCCACATAAACTCGCAAGTAACCCAATGTCTATCGATCTTAGGTCCAGATGCTAATTCGCCATCTTCCCAATTATCGTACACATATAAGTCTAATTCGTCTAAAACACGTTCAAAGTCTTTTAATATGCTAAAAGCGGTGTCGCTTTCATATATTCCTTCTACGTTTTTAACTATGTCCATTACATCATGCATATACGTTCACCCATTCTTATACACTTATTTATCCGAGTTAAGTTTGAATAGTAGCATATTTGTCTTTAGCTATACCAGGTAAATATTTGTGTAGAGACGCATTTTAGTTGTGTTAATACAATTAAGGTGTTCCTTTGCGTGATTAACTCATAAGGAGATACTTAATGGGTGCTAAAAGAAGCAAAAGACGTTACGAACAGCAACGTTCGAATATTATTAACTTTCAACCACACAAACACAAACAAGTACAAATACTACCTAGAAATAAAAATCAAGAAACATATATGCTAAAACTGTTGGACGCCCGAAAAGACATAGTCTTTGGCATTGGTCCTGCGGGAACCGGTAAGACCCTATTAGCGGTCCAGGTGGCTATTAAGAATTTTAAAGAAGGGTTGTTTGACAAGATTGTGATTACAAGACCAGCTGTGTCAGTAGATGAAGATTTAGGATTTTTACCAGGAACTATGGAAGATAAAATGGCTCCTTGGACAAGACCTATATTTGATGTATTCAAACAATACTACCATCCAAAGGAAATATCTAGTATGCTTGAAGATGACATAGTAGAAATTGCTCCGCTGTCTTATATGCGAGGGCGTACTTTTAAAAAAGCATTTATTGTTGCAGATGAAATGCAGAACGCAACACAAAGTCAAATGAAAATGCTATTAACAAGAATAGGAGAAAGATCACAAATGGCTGTGACAGGAGATTTGCATCAAGCAGATAGAATGTCAAACAACGGTCTTTTAGATTTTGTAAAAAAATTAGAAGGGCACAGAGACGAAACTTCACATATAGACATTGTCCGTTTCCAACACGGAGACATAGAAAGGCACAAGGCAGTTAGTGAAGTGTTAGATATTTACGGAGACTAGTCGCCTAGTTTCCACTTTTTAGTGTAATCGCCAGGAAGGTCTGTGTCGTGGGCATCTACAATATAGTCTTTCTTGGCGTGTTGCCACTTAGACCATCCGTTAAAAGTAATCTTATTAGTTTGAATTATAGCATTGTGTCTATCAACGGCAGTTTTAGTTAACTCACTTGTACGAGCAACAATCTTTTCACGTTTAATAGGTACTACTTGTACTAACGGTTCGCCTAACTTAATAAACGTAGGCTTAATTTCTTTTAACATAATATTAAGAGGACTCATTAAAGCACCTAAGTCATGATCAATTATACCTGGCGGTGCTGTGTAGTTTCGATCTTCATAATAAAACATTGGCAAGTACATTAGACTCCAGTTTTTAGGTTGCCATATTTTCCAAGGACAATCTAATTTTACTGCTGACCTAACACCAAACTCTTGCATAACAGAACTTGCTTCATTATGTACTTGATCAGCTGGGTGAAACGCACTATTATAACTAGGGTCTGAATATCTAGTTTCTACATTTAGTCCATCTTGACTAGGAATAATATCCATATCACACCAAGCTGGAATAATAAAGCCTGTCTTCATATAGTCGCCTATACCTGGACAAGCTCTAATAGTTTGATCGCTATCTATTTTATGTTTTTGTTTATCAGTAAAAGTAGGCATTTTCTTCCATGCACTAGGAAGAAATTCTGAAGCAGGTCTTATTGGTGCGTATTTTCTTACAGCCCAATTTTCTGTTTCAAAATAAACTTTTGGTTCGTCTGATTCCTTTTTCCAATTAAACATCAAGTTCCTTTATTAGTGGAAATATTTTAGTAATAGCTTTGGCACATTCACGAGCAATTTCCATGTGTTCTTTTTGTGTACCATTTGCTCCACGTAATTCAATATAATGGACCCAACTTCTTAAAGTACCATTCATATATAATTTAGTCACAGTTAAGCCTTCAGGTAGTACGACTCTGGCTTGTTCTTTTGCAATACCCTGTGCAATAGCCCAATCATATGTTTCTTTAGCTTGTTTAATAATTGCTTTTTGTCTATTACCCCAAGCCATTTCCAATTCAACATCATGGAACTCAATACTATTTTGTCTATTACTTGGATCTTGTAATCTTGCTTCTCTATATGTAAATGATTCTTCCATATCTGTTGGCTTTGCATAACGTTGACTAAATTCTTGAAAACTGAAACTTCTATGTCTTACAATTTGGTGTGCAATATCTCTAGTTGTTTCTATTTCTAAACAAGCACTAACCATTTCTAATGGTGACCAATGCTTATGCTTAATCAAGTATTTGATTAATTTACCACTTGTTTCGTGATTCATTTGATTAGCAGGATTACTTACCCTAGCACAAAAGGCAATTAGCTCTTGACAATCAAATAACTCTAAATCATCTGGTGCCTTACTATATGAAATTAATTTAACTTTCATTTTTTATCCTGTTCTGTAAATAATGTGTACACCGAACTCGGTGACTATTGGGTGAACACCCATCTCGCCTTTAGGAATAGATTGACAGGCAGTAGTAAATTCTACTACCATATCTTCTGGTAAAAACCAACCTAAATCTCCACCTGATCGCTTACCACTCGGACAAGCACTATTTTCTTTTGCGGCGATCTCAAAAGAAATTTTTCCATCTTGAATTTCTTTTTGTACACGTTCAGCGTCTTTCATTGCAAACGCAATACCTCGACTATGCGTACTGTTTTTCGCACCGGCATAAGAAAATAGAATATGTGAAGCTCTCATTTTCATATCATTAATCTCCTTTACCTGGTTTTTCCGATATACCTATATGTACTACCGGAATTTTATCAGCCAATACATCTTCGGGTCTTGCCTTAGTAATGTTGGGCCATTCATAACTATATTTACTATTGATATCCAGCCACTTACCATCGTCTTGACTGTCAGGAATAATTGCATCTACAGGGCATTCAGGTTCGCAAACACCACAGTCTATACATTCATCAGGATTAATAACGAGCATATTCTCGCCTTCATAAAAACAATCCACTGGGCACACTTCCACACAGGTCATATGCTTACAGTTGGTACACTTGTCGTTTACGAGATATGTCATACAACTATTTACATTGTCCAGCTAAGAATACCACGTACTGCTAAAACTAGATAAAATAGTTCCATTAAAGCACGTGGAGTATCCTTGTCCTTTACTCCCATGTAAATCCAAATTAAACAACTGAAACAAGCAACCGACCAACCTACCCATTGTACAGCAGGATCACCCCCACTTAATATGAAAGCTGAAGCCATTGCAAGAATAAATCCTAACCATCTCCACCCGTCTATTTTGTGGTAGTACCGGATCTTCATTTTACAACCTTGCTAGTTTGATTAATGTTGCCGCTAAATTTATTTCTGGATCTACAACTAATGTATGATCCACTAATCCTTGTTTGATTATGATTGTTGCTTTATCTTGATTTTCCTCATTACCAAACAATTCAATATTGTCATAAAGCCATCTGTAAACTTCTTCCATCTCTTCTGCTCTAGCACTTGCACAAACAAGTTTCCTTGCTTTTGTAATATCTCCTGCTTTAAACAGTTCGACCATTTCAAGTTTCCAGTCAGCTTCGTTTTTATCGCTTTCGTTTGGTTTAAGAAGTTTGCCGTCTTGTGAATTCATTTGTACAGTATTAATACATTTACGTAAATCAGGATAACTTGCTTTTACATAAGTGTCAAGTGTATCTAAGTCTGGTTGTACACCTTCTGCAATTAAAATTTCTGCCACTCTTGCTGTAAATTCGTTTGTGTCTACTTTTGCAATATGAAAGCCTTGACATCTACTATGAAGTGCAGGAATAATTCTGTTTGGATAGTTACAAGTTAATATGAATCTACTTGTAGTATGATATTCTTCCATCACACCACGTAATGCCGCCTGTGCATTTGGACTTAAATAATCTGCCTCATCAAGTAGTACTACTTTAAATGGACCAAAAGGTATCATTTGTACAAAGTTTACAATTTTATCTCTTACATCATCAACACTATTTGTTCTACTTGCATTTATTTCAAGTACATCTAAGTCGTTAATTTCTAGTTCATTAAATAATAATTTTGCTAATGTAGTTTTACCTATACCTGCATTACCACTAAACAACAAATGCGGAATTGTCTTTTCTTTAATCCATTGTTGTACTTGTGATTTTTGGTGTTCATCTCTAAACACATATCCGTCTACTGTTTTCGGACGATATTTTTCTACCCAAAGTTCTTTCACTTATCTGCCTCCACTATCCTTGTTCTCAAATTAGTTGTACTAAAAGAGTGTTGTCTTTTATTATAGTACAATTCTATGTCTTTGTCAACACATAATTGCTTACCTGTGAACTCTTTTGTCTTATATTCTTCTCCAATAAAACGTTTATCAATTTTATATGTTAAAAGTATATCTTCAATTTCTTTTTCTGTAGCATAAGGGACAATTTGATCAATATATTTGCAACCTTCTAATTGCACATATCTTTCAAATACACTTTGGATTGGTTTATTTTTATCTGGGCGATCAATAGTTGGATCAGTTTGTACTCCTACTATTAAATGATCGCAATTAGCTTTTGCTTCTTTAAGCATAGCAACGTGTCCGGAATGGAACAAGTCAAATGAACTAAATGTAATGCCTATAATCAATGCGTTCTCCTTCCATCAAAAACACAAACAAAATATGCTCCTAATGGTCCTGCGTGTACTTTATGAAATACTCCATCTTCAATTAATACTACATCATTTTCTACAAATGATATTTCTTTATCGTCTAATTCCATTCTGCCACTGCCTTTAATAAAGTAATATACTTCTTCTTGTCCGTTGTGTTTATGTCCACTAGTAGACTTATAAGGTTTTAGATCGGTACTGCTTAAAACAAGATTTTTTAATGATGTATTATCTTTTACAATATATCTTTCATCTTCTTTGGCAACTTCTCCGCCAATATCTTGTATGTTTACCTTCATCTTTTATTGGCGCCACGTTCTTGTCCAATACCCATTAAAATCAAAACAACGTATAAAGGTATCCAATACCAAGTTGTTAAGTAACCTGTAATATGTAAGGTCATTAACACTATACCGGTTAGCCCAGTTGTTCCAATTCCTTGTAATTCAGTTGTTGGAAGTTTCATATATACTCCTATTTTGTATTATTATACAATAAAGATTAATAAAAGTCAAGCATATAATCCACTAAAAAGGAAAGATACACTAAAACGGGGAGTTACTTCTTTTGGTTTAATTTCTCTATGTAATGTTCGAGCGGGAAAGGCCACACATCTACCTGGTTTAAATTCTACAGTTTCAAAAACAGTTTTACCATCTCTTTGATAGAATTCTATTGGACTATCACCTTGTAACATATAATAGAATACCCAATTAGACTTATCAGAATAAACCATTTTACCTGAGCCGTCATGATCATAAGGTTCGTCCATTGCAATCATATCAGGAAAGTGTTCTTCTGTTGACATATTTGTTTGTACATTTAATAAAGTTAAGAATCCTGCTTTTCCAAATATAGGAGGATTAATCTTTGCTTTTACATCATGACGTCTATAGTTAAATGCACACCATATAGCTTTTAATTCCCAAGGTAACTCGTTTAAATTGTGCCAAGTAGTATTAAATCCTTTTTGACTAAAAACAATTTTTTGATGTGGTAAAGCCGCCTCACATTGTTCACGTAACCAAACAGGTACAATATCGTCTATTACTATTATACTCACTTATGTCTCCTGTCTTGTTGCATTCCATGACTACCATGATCCATACCTGGTGCAATAGCTTGTTCTTGAATAGCTTGTTGTTCTTTTTTAAATATAGGCATAATAACTTGTCTGTCTCTTGCAAACTTAGAAGTTTTTCCACTAAAAATATAACCTATTGTTACTCTAGGACTTACTACTTTAGGTGGTAAACCTTGGTGTATAAACTTACTAGGAAATACTATACATCTTCCATCTTTATAATCTACTGAATGCCATTTATAACTATCTAACTCACCTTCGTGATTACTAAAATCATCTTCGTACCACGTTTCGTCTTTTGTTCTCATTTCGCCTTTTGCTTTTGCACGTTCTTTTGTCTTACGCATTTCTTCTTCTACTTCTTCTTGCGTAGCTTTTCCTTTACCAACTGCATCAGCCAACTCTGCAATACGTGGATTAATATGTTCTGGGTTATTACTCCAGAAGTCCATACCAGTATCTCCACATACAGAATAAACCATTGTATATGCTTCTGTGCCGTCATGAATATCTACATGAAGACCTCCTATATGGTCCTTAGTCGTCAAGTTAATTTGAATCTGGTTAAGCTGTATGTCACCAACATCGGGATCGATCTGGTGTTTTTGTTCTTCAAACGCCATCCATATTGCACGTAGTACCCATGGTGCGTCTTCTATTTCTTCGTGTTTCCATTGATCGCTAAAGAACTGATAACCTTGTGAAGGTCCTAATCCTCTATGTCCCCAATGTAGTGGAAGGTATGGTACTGTTTCTACTGCTTGTTGATGTAACCATTGCGGTATAACATCATCTAGTACTTTGATTTTTTCTAATTCGAGGTCCATGACAGTATTTAATCTGCCGTAATCTTATAGATCTCCGTCCTGGCGGTTTTCCGAATAATATGCATCAAATTCACCACCTGGATATCTGGATTTTAATTTGTTTACGTTCTCTGCTATGACGTCGTTAGGGTCCAAGCCAAGAGCACGGCAACTGTTAATCCAATACCAGATAATATCACCAAGTTCTCGTTTGCAATGAAATACAGTTTCATCATTAAGTGGTTTACCTTGGAAGATACATTTTTTAATAATTTCATTAAATTCTCCTGTTTCTGAAGATAGCCCTATACCACCAGTTAGTAGTAATGCTACATTAACATCTTTATTCTTAATATTCATTTCACCGAGCTTAGATATTAATGCTCCTGGTTTTCCACTTTCATCTGAAGTTACTTCAGACACAAAGTCTTGGTATTTGTTGAGGTCTATATTAGGCAAAGGATATCCTTTCTATTCTTCCCTAACGAAACTGCTAGGGTCTATTGTTGGCTGTGATAAATCTGTGTTAGTTCCAATAACGCCATCTTCTGGTTGTTCTTTTGACATTAATAAAACATCTTTAGTGTCAATTAGTCTAACCTCAATTTTTCCTAATTCAGGTTCGTCTAACATAACACCTCTACTCCAACGACCATGGTCTACGTAGATCCAATCACCTACTTCATAGTCATCTTTGTTAGTTGGTCCTTTGGCGTATACTTGACACCAACGAGAACGTATTCCACGTTCCTGTCCGTCGTCACTAGTTATAATGATACCGCCTTTTGTCTTACGTTCACCAAAGTTCATGTTGTATGCTAACACACGATCTTTGATAGGCCTAAGTGTTCCCTTCAGTTGAGGTTTGAGCTTTGGCCCAGCACCTAGTGTCGTTGCGTCCATTGACTACTTGTCCTTTTTTACAAAATTACCATCGGCGTCTTCAACCCAAGCTGTACCTGTTTCATCAGCTTCAGCATCGATTTCAGCCATCTCATCTACAGCTTCGTCCTTAACAACCTGTGGAGCAACTTCTTCTGCAACTTTTTTAACTGCATCTTTAGTTTCTTCATCAGCTTCTACAGTACCTTGTCCAGGTACTTCGTTCGGAACGGCTTGTGGATGATCTCTATAGTACTCACCTAAAACATCTTCACGTTTTTTAATGATCTTACCACCTGGGCCTAATTCATCACCACGTGCATTTACACGAGCATTTCCTACGGCTGGAGTAAGTTCATTTCTTTGACGTAGTAAATCCATATCGACTTGTTTACCTTGCATAGTCTTATATGTTTTACGTCCGCTTTGTTTTACTGCCATTTTCTTCTCCTAATTATATACGTATTTATCTAAGGAACTCACGCCAGTCTAGTCCAAACTGGATTGAGTTGATCTTGTGTACGCCAATCAAAAATAGTACATAACTAGCCGTACTAGATCCACGTCCTACACCCCATAATATATTATTTTCTCTCATATAGCTTACCAAATATGCCATATATTTGAGCAAGTTAGTCATGTCACGTCTTTTAAATTCTTCTAATTCTTCAAATGCCCTATTCCATTCAGGACTTTTTGTAACTTCATCTACATCGTCATTTTGTAAGTGTTCCATTAGACGTGTAAGTATGTGTGTATTAATATCCAAATTTTTATATTCCTCAGGCATAAACCATTCACTTTGACATACACCGTCAAATGTTTTTTGGTCCACATCTAATGGAACATATTTTTTGAGTTTGTCTATACCATTTTCTTCTGCAAGTGTATTAAATTTTTCTATGTCATCATTTGGATCACATAATACAACATGACATTTATCAATATGACCTGTATAGATCATATCAATAAGATCTTTATTTGAAAATCGTGGTATTCCTAATTCGTCAGTTTTCATCAGCATTAATTGTATTTTACTTGATGTTAGTTAAAAAGTCAAGTATTATTTTACTCGATGTTAATTAATTTGTCAAGATCGTTACCTTTATGGTCTTTACCTTTTGCTCGTTTTTTCAATATACGATCTTTATACTCAAGTTTATACATATCGAGCAACAAATTTAATTGTGATTTGGTTTGTGGGTTTCTAGTTTGGAAGAACTTCTTAGTTAATAAAGTTATTTTTTGATCTAACTGTTCATCTGATAAAACCGAGGTATCTTCACCTAACGGATGATCCATAATACTTACCTATTAAGTAAATACGCCAACGTATTCAGCATACACAGTAGTACCACCATCGCTAGTCCAAAAGTCAACTACGACAGGGTTTACATTGGATTCAACAACGAACGGACTAGGCCAACCTGGACCTGTTTTAATAGTTCCGCCACCTGATGTTGCCCAAGTAACAGTTCTTGTTGTACTGTCACCTAGTGTATCTAATAATACTAATCTTATTTTTCCTACTTTATTTGCTGTAGGCCAATCTGCAAATGTAAGTGTTAACGAAGCACCTATTGTGAACGTTTGATAATTACCATTTGTAAAGGATACGTTTTGTGGACCTGTAATAGTTCCACCTGCGTATAATTTTGTAGTGTTTGCAATTAAGTTCGCACCACTAACATCATTACCTAGAAAGTCGTTACCAGCATTTAATTTAGCAGAGTTAGTTTGAAGTGATTCAATTTCACTCTTTGCCGCAGTAAAGTTATTTTTAATAGTATTGAAGTTATTTCTAAAACCCTGGGAATCGTTATCTTGTCCCGCTATCGGATATGTTGCGTCAATACCTGTACTGTCTATATTACTTGCCATTTTTGTTCCTCTCTAGTGTATATATTTATCCTGCTAAACATTAAAGCTGTAATTCCCGAATGGAATATATTGCTCGTTGCTGTTTCCTTTAGTATTGTCTATGACATATCTGTCAATTTCGAAGTCTAATTGACGGAAATCAAAGCCATTATTCTGGATATTTAACAGTATTTGAGCACTTGTTCCTGGTTTACAGTAGCATAGTGGAATAGCAGTAACATACCCTAATTCTTCTACTGTATTTGATTGTGCAGTAGACATCCATAGTGGTAAAAAGTTCTGTTCTGTAACTCCTACTTGGCTTAAATTAGCTCTCATATTAGTAATATTGCTTATGTATCTAGTTTGGCTGTTTGGATCACTAATTTTAACAGCATTACTTGATACTTTAATAGGTGTGTCATTTGGTCTAAATCTAAATGGATCACTTGATGTTGTAGCTATCTGAGCCGCCTGTAGTTCAGCACCTGTTCTTGTAGTTACGTTAATAATACCATCAGCGTCAATAACTATACTTCCACCATTTCTAGCCATAATGGCTACATCATTACCTAATGCTCTAACTAGAATAGTTTGACCAATGGAATTTGTAACCATGAATACTGCCAAGCCTGATCCTTCTTTAGAAGCGTCATCACTTGTTTCATATTCAACACTATCAACAGTAAGTTTTTTAGGATTTATAATAGTATCTTTAGATCTTACTTTTGTAACACCTGATGTAACATCAACTGGGTCAATTACTTCAACATAAACTACTTCATAGATAGATGTTGTAGTACCTGCCTTTTTAGCAGTAGCAGTTTTTATAGAACCCATTTTAAATCTTTTTCTTTTGTGATTTAATCTAGTTGCCGCAATATATTCTCTAATCTCTTTTGTTTCCAATCCTGAGTATACCAACATCTTAACTTCTTTTTGTAAACCAAATTCTGGATCGTTTGGTCTATAAATTGAGCTGGGTGTAAACACGTTAGGATCACCAATGAAGTTGCTGTATGCAGACCTCTGTGTGCTTTTAAGAAGTGGTTTTACGTAGAGATTACTATACGTTACGTTGTCTGGATCGCTTACTACTATATTGAATTCTCTAGTAGTTGCACTAAATCCAAATCTATCTCTTGCTCGAATTGTGAATTTGAATTTTCTATCTGTAGTAGTTGTACCACCGTCCATACTAAAACTATTGTCATCAATAGTTGTTAAACCTAAAAGTGTACCACTAGCAAACTGTCTTACTTTACCTACAATTTCTCCATTGTAATTTAGTATAAGTCCTGGTGGTAAAGTTCCTGCTGTTATATCATAAAGTAAACTTGAGTCACTTACAGTTGTTGTTGCATTAACAGAAAACGTACTAATAAAGTTTGCATTAATACTACCAAGTGCCGCCGGAGTATTCCAAGTAATTGTACTTTCAACTTCACCTAATATTTTAACTGTAAACGTTTTTTGTTTTTCTGCTATTAAAGATTCTTTACTAATACTTGTATATCTTTTAGCTGATACAGTAAATTTATATTCTTTAGTTACCGCAGGCATATAAGGAACACGACCAGCAATTTCACCTGTAGTAGGATCTATAACCATTCCTGGTGGTATTGTACTTGCACTACCATCATCATTAGTTGCTTGTAATTCATATGACATAACACCTACTAGTGTTTCAGAAACATAAGTTTCTAAAAATATTGTTACGTAGTTGTTTGCTCTTTTGTAACCTAAGTCTGCTGGAGTTAACCAAAGCGGAGTTCTTAAGTATGTGTTATCAGCAGTAAATAATCCTGTACCTATTTGCATAATAGTATTATCTGCACGTAGGAAATCATCTCCAACTAAAAATATTTGAAACTTACGTTCTTCAATAGTATCGCCATCACTTACACTTACAGTAAATTCATATATTCTGTTTAATTTCTTAGGACTTTGTGTAGGTATTGCGTAGTCATAACCTTGTGTGTCATAGTAGTAACTTTCAAAACCATTTGCACTTCTCATACCAAAGTCAAACGCAAATGAATCGTATTGTGCCATATCATAATAGCCATTACCACTTCTTTCGTCTAATGCCATAATTGGATCAACGATACCAACTAACTTACCATCTGTGGTTAGCGTTATTCCTGGAGGTAGCGTACCATCTCCATCTGATATAAAGTATTCTAAATTTTGTCCTGTTGGTAAATCTGCATCAATGGCAGATAATTGGAAGTCTACTATACTATTATCTAGTATATAAAAACTGTTATTAGGTCCTAATGGTAACTTACCTGCATTAGTTGTCCATACTGGTTTATCAGGTCCTTGTATTTCAATTTTGTATGTTCTATCTCTAGTACCATCATTATTCTTTGCTCTTAAAACAAATTCGTAATCTGTATCTCTTGAAACTTCAAATGGCGTACCTACAATCTTGTTATCTTGTAAACGCATACCTGGTGGAAGTTCTCCACTTATAAGTGTAATGATATCTGTGTTTAAATTAATTTCTGTAACAGAACCAAATTCTAAAAATATATCTGGAGCACTTGTAGTTGTGTAACCTAAATAGTTACCAACAATAGTTCTCATATAATCTTCAACACTATGTCCAGCACTAGTTTTATAATGAATAACTGAACCAGCTAGATAACTGTAATAATAAGTTCCTGATACACCATAAAATATTCCTCCAGCATCTGGAATAATTGCTCCTGTGTAACCTTGTGATTTTGCTACTTGGTATACACTATCTTGAGCTTCTAAAAATGAATACCCAAATGCGTGTGCCCCACCGGCATAAGGAATAGTTGCATCTGCTGTACCTTGTATGTTTAAAAATCTTCTTGGCTTTATAGGAGTCTTTGCAGTATTGTATTCTGCTGATGTAATACCTGTTTCTCCTGATGGAATATAAAATGTATCGTTTCTAAACATAGGATCAAAAAACTGTGAACCTATTGTACATATACTATCTAAAGCTACATCATCTATTTCTACGTATGCTCTATTAGCCAATGCCGCACCGTTACTAAATCCAACTAATCTAATCTTACCACTATCAACGTTTGAATAAAATTTTAAGTGTGTAATTAAATCTTTTAAAAATTCTATGTCTGGTGCTTTTGTTGTTTCGTGTGCAACGTTCCAAGCATTGTTATAACCTGTTGGTGCTATAAGAATATGATCACCTAAATAGTTTTGCCAATCGTTAATTTCATTTGCACCATTACCACCATCACCATGCAATAATATTGCAACTGGAACACGTTTATTTGTTAATGCAGGTATTGTTGGAATTCTAACAGATATAGGATATGTGTAAGTTGTAGCTACACCACCTTGTGTCCAAGTTTTAGTAATTGAAATAGTTGTACTATTTTGTATTCTACCTTGAGCAGGTAAACTGACAGATGTTTGTGCAGGGTCAAACCCTGTTCCACTCGCTGATCCTGGAGCAATAGGTAACGTGATAGAAGTAGTAACTCTTTCTTGTAGAGTTCCTAGTTTATATCCCGAATTTTGTGTCCACTGTGGTACTGCCATCTTAAATCCTTCACTTTACAGTATTTATCGGATCTTGGTGGCTATTAAAATGCTCTTTGTTGTTTTGTGCTAGGTCCAACAATATATGGGTATACAGGCTGTAAACTTGCGTCTACAGTTAAGTGATAACAATATGTTCCTGATGTATATTCTGGGGTTTTTTCAAATCTACCATTATACTCATCTAGTTTACCAGTACCAATTTGATATTCATGATCGTTAATAAACGTTCCTGCTGTTTTGGCACCATACAAGTATCCTCTACCTGTTGGTTCTGTTGAGTAATATTGATAAGAGCTTGTCATTCTAACTACTGCTGATGCTGGATCATTGTAGTCTGAATAACCATAAGGTCCGTATATAGGATAACCGTCAAAACAATATCCTATAATTTTACTGTGTCCGTCTGCGTGTCTAAAGTGATCTCCACTAAAGTTACTTCCTGTGTAATAAGTTGCCGCCGGACTTGCTCCTGTAACCATTGCTGTATTCCAGCCTGCACTAGCTTCACTTGAACCTGTTGGTAAGTTTAATATCATACCTGACATATAGTGATACTGTCCGCTGATTTCTGGCCATCCCCCTGCGTCATCTCCTCCGTAGTTTGTTCTAAACTGAACTGCATTATATTCAAAGCCTGTTCCTGGTGCGTCTGAACTTGGATCTAATCCTGGAGGAACTGCACCAACTCCTGCTGATGGACTATAAAATACAACACCGTTGTTGAAAATTCCTAATGGTGTAAGAGCTGTAACCAACTGTGGGTTACTAGTATTCTCTCCACCTCTGTATGTAAATGAATAATTATATGATTGTGCCGATGCCACATTCGCACTTGGCGAAAAAGCATTATTGCCAAAAGGTTTTCCAAATTGAGCTGGATTAGGTAAACCGTTTGATGTTATTGTTAGTGTTGCCATTAGCTTATTACTCCTGCGTCAAATGATCTTGCATCTGGCGACATTATGCCACCAAAGTCGATGTCAGTTTGATATATTAACCAATCTGATAAACCTCTAACGTCATTGCTCATTTGACCAAAGTCAAAACCAGCTGTGTTAGGCTCAATGTTTCTAATATCAACACCGTAAACTAACCCTGAAACGTTACCAGTTAATGCACCGTTAAAATTACTTGCTGTAAGTGTATTTACATTAGAAATATCATTTCCTAATGCGTTTAGATTTCCACCTAATTCGGGTGATGTATCTGACTTAACTTCAGCATTGGAATTTACTGATAAAACATTTCCGCTTACACTTGTACTAGCACCTGTGCCACCAAATATATTTAATGTTTGCCCGTCTGCTAATTGCATACTTCCTGCATCAGAAACAACGTTTAATTGTTGTAATCCGCCAGTAGCATTAATAGTAATTCCTGTTGTAGAACTAGTTAGTGTTACATTAGAACCTGATACTAGTTTCTTTAATTGTAAAGCTGACCCTACTTTTTGTGCAAAAACACCTTCTCCAGTGTTTCCTAAATTAGATACAGTAGTTGACTCAGGTGAACGAAGATCTAAATCATCAAAGTTTTGATTAACTTTAATAAATGCTTCACGCAGATCATCACCTGTTCCGTCGTTTGCTAGTGTTCCTATGTTTATTGTTTGTAAAGCCATATCTTATCCTATACTGTATTTATCTATTGGTCATTCCCACTAGTGCCTCTAAATTTTAATGGATTTGGGCTATTATAAGGCCAATACGCCATTCTATTTGGAGCACCGTATAAACGTGGGTAACTGTTACCATAACTAAAACTTTCTGCTGTACCTGAATCGTATATTTGTCCTTTTAACGAATGATTTTTTAAAAAGTCTTTAAATTGTTGTGCAGTTCCACCTGGGTTTGCTTGTAACCATAAAGCACCCATTCCTGTTATTTGTGGAGCCGCCATACTAGTTCCGCCAATCTTAGCCATATAATGCGTAGAACTTCCTGGGTATAATTCTTTACTGCCATATAAACTTACTTGGCTAGTTGCACTAGAAATATCATCACCTGCGGCAATAATATCTATTCTTGGTCCACGTTCACTATCTGATCTAACTTTTTCTTCTGTTCCGTATTGTTGTGTGTCCATATTTGCTACCCATAAAGTATCTTCACTATGTGGTGAACTAGGACGATTATAATAAATTTCTAATGCTCCATACGAAGCTGTTCTATAATAACTGTTATAGATATCACTACCGTATTCACCTGATCCTGCTACTCCATACGCACAAGGGTGATATGCGTTACCGGCCGCTTTGACACAAATAATACCTGCGTCTGTTAATTGTTGTTGTTCAACATCATTAGAACTACTTACTAAAGGGTGTTTACTTCCAGTCATTCCGTAGTTTACTAATGCACTTGAATAATTTTGTGCTGTGATACCTTGATCAACACCTTTGTAATAAACGTGTGTAATTTGTCCGTTAAGAGAATATGTACTAGAATAACCCCAACTTTGATTTACAATAGTAGGACGTCTAAATCCTGTGTTAGGATCAATTGGCTTTTTCAAATGCCATTCTCTAATAACATCATAAATGTCATTCATATTCATAGCCGCCGTACCACCAAATAATCTTACAGAATAAAGTGTTGCATTTTTGGCCCAACCGTATGTCTTACCTGCGGCAATACCACAACAATGACTTCCATGAGCACCTGCGGCATTTGAATCTGTATAATTATTTGTATAAAAGTTTGCTGGCATTGTACCTGCTACACCTGATGCCGCATACCAATCTATTTGTTGAAATCTTGTTGTACCATTAGCATCTTCCCATTCAGGATGTCCTGTTGGATCAATACCGTCATCTTGTATAACAATGTCAACACCTGTTCCGTCTAATGTGTAGTTGTAATCTCCTGAAAAAGTAGTACTAGCCGCTTGGTCTGTTTGCCAAGAATCTCGTATGTGTCTATACAATCCCCAGTTCTTATCATCTTGGTTAGCAGTTGTTGTTCTTTGGAATTGTGCAGTTTGCGTTTCAAAAAGTTCTGCATATTGATCTATGCTTGAAGCTTCTACGTCTAAAATTCTTCCGTCAGCTTTTAATTTTTCAGCTTCTTCTGGTTCAAGCATATAACAAGTAATTCTATTGTTAGTTGCTTTTGCGTGTGAAACATCACAAGTTCTATCAGGAATAATATTTGAGTCAACACTTGAATCACCTGAAGTGTCTTTTTGTAGTAACTGATCTATTTCTGCAATATCAGTTCCTTTATTTGTTATAACTCTATATTCTTCTTGTGCCATTATAAATTACCACCTAACGTAAATCCATCACGTCCTGTTGTATCTAAACCTTTTTTCTTACTAAAAGTTCTTTTAGTTGATTGACCTAAGTATGCAATTCTATTAGATGTTGCATCTGGACTCATTAAATTTCTATTGTTATTAAAGAAAGTAGCTGGTGTACTTTCGTCTACTGAACCTTGATATAATAATCCTTTAAGACTATTCTTATGCCACCACTCTCTTAATTGTGCTGGAGTAAATCCTGGATTTAGTTGTAATACTAAACAGCTCATTCCTGCTACATTAGGAGTACTCATTGATGTTCCACTTAAATTAAGAACTGCTGTTGAACTTGTATTATACGCACTAACAATATTTGTACCTGCCGCATATACATCAACCCTTGGTCCTTTATCACTTCCACTTTCACAGGCTTCTGAACTTGAATACAATGCACTATCTAAGTTACCACAAACAATAGTGTCTGGTCCAATATTACCTGCACCTCTGTTGTAGTATATAGGATTACCTGCTGTAATATTACCTGAGCTTACACTTCTTGTAATATAGTTATTGTAATCTACATCTCCTTCGTAACATAATTTTTGTCCTTGGTTACCTGCACTCTTATGATAGTGTACACCTTCGTCTTGCATTTCTTCTACTTCTGCCATCAAGTTATAAATCTGTGCATTGAATCTATTTGAACCATCTCCAAGCATTCCGTAGCTAGAACTTTTAACAGAGCCTACACTTGATCCTCTAAAATTAATATCTGTTATATTAGCAAAATAAGATTTGTAACCCCAACTTGCACTTACTACTGTTGGTCTTTTAAAACCTGTTAATGGATTAACATTTTTTGCTTTGTGAAATTCTTTAATAGCATCAAACCAAGCACTTTGACCTATAGCTCCCATATCTAAACAATATATGTTTGCATTCTTGGCCCAGCCATAAGTTTTACCTACTGCTGTTCCGCAACAATGTGTTGCGTGATAGTTTGATCCTGAACTGTTACTATAATCTATAGTTGGTAATGACCCCATGTTAGGAAGTGTGTTCCATTGAAACTGTTGTAAACGACTATTGCCGTCTTTGTCTTGCCATTCTTCGTGATCAAATCTAAATTTATTTTCTTGGTGTATATAATCAATACCTGTACCGTCTAAATGATAATCGTATGTTCCTGCTAGGTCACTAGTTTGTGCACCAGTTCCCCATGGATTAGTTTCTACTATGTGTCTTTTGAAAGCCCAATTATCTCTTGAAGTAGATGTGTTATCTCTAATAAATGTTCCTGACTGTTCATAGTCTAACCATTCATCGGACCATACTAAAGGTTCGTTAACACCACCTACTCTTGAATCTTTTAATAATGCTGTTGCTTCTTCGTCTGTTAAAGAAACTTCTAACATACGTTTACTGCTTGGTCTAGTGTTTACATTGTCTACTACTCTATCTGGAATATCAGTAATAGATGTTGAAGTGTTCAGTTCGTTTAAAAACTGTTCCTTATCTACTCCCTTTTTTAATGAAACGACGTAGTGTTTCTCTGACATAGTAACTCCTAGACTATTGTTAAGTTACCTACCATGCCTGCGTGAATTGTACACTGGTATACCAATGACGTATCACTTGCTTCATGTGGTACTGTGAATATCTGTGTTCCTGTTGTTGATCCGCTAACACCTTCTGTAAATGAACTTCCACCTGCGGCTGTTCTAATTGCAAATGGGTGTGATGCTCCAGTAGAGTTAACAAAAATATATGTAGCACCTTTATACAATGTAAAGTCTGGATTATCTTTTGTTGATTCTATTCCAGGTCCTGCAAATCTATATGAACTTGATCCATTAGCTGAAACTGTGTAGTAGTAAACTGGTCCTTGTGTTGCCGCCCAAGCACTACCATTGTAATAAACCATATCACCTGCGGCTGGTGTACTTATACTAATAGCTGATAGTGAATCGTTAACCCAAGCACTACCATTCCATTTTAAATATTGTCCTGAAGCTGGTGTTGTTATAGTTGCGTCTGCAAGATCATCAAGGTCCATATTACCACGTGTAATAGTAATGTTACCTTCCGTATCACTTGAAGTTGTAATACCTGTTCCACCTGCAATCTTAATTGACTCGTTGCTGTTAACAACTTTCATTGAAGAGTCATCAGCACCTATGCTAAAACTAAATTGTGCTCCTGCACCTTTCCAAGTACTTCCATTCCAAAATACCATTTCATTGGAATTTGCATCATATATTAAATCACCTGGGTTACCAGTTAATCCGTTAATACCATCTTGATCGTAACTTCCTAATCTTAAAGGAGTTCTTTGTAATACAACGGCATTCGCGGCATCAAATATAATGTTACTTGCACTAGTAAATGTTGGAATACCTGTTCCTGAAGTTTGTATTGTATCAGCTTCAATAGTTGTTGCTGTTACAGTAGTTGCATTTATATTAATTGTTGTTAGTGTATCACTTGTTTTATTATAAACTAAACCTGCGTCACCACCAAATGTGCTACCACCATCATTAAATTGTACCTGTGTATCAGAACCACCTGGGTTACCTGCTCCACCGCCACCTGTTGAATTAATTGTAATTGTATCAGTGCCGTTATCAGTAGTAATTGTTACGTTTGTACCTGCAACTAAAGTTAATGTATCTGTTGTAGTATCTGCTGTAACTGTACCTTGTCCTGCTACTGCTATATTCTGGAATACGTTTTGACTTCCTCCGCCACTTTGAGCGACCCAACTTAATACTCCAGCACCGTCTGTTTTTAAAACTTCATCAGCATTACCATCACCGTCTGGTAAAATAAATGTTGTATCAGTTGTTAGTGTTGCTGGTGCTCTAACGGCAGTATAGTTTCCGTTGTCACCTGCATAGTATCTAGTTTCTGCGGCACTTGCCATTTTAAAGTGTGTGCCAACATTAATTTCACTTGTTCCATTATCTAATGTACCAGTAACATTTACGTTTGTTGCATTTAAAGTTGGTACTACTAAAGTATTTGTACTTGGATTATAATTGAAGTTAGCATCTGTTCTAGCTACTTGTTGAGCTCCGCCTTCAGTTCCAACAAATACTGGAAACTGTGCCGCCGCTGTTGAATCAGTAGTTACTGAAACTGTCGCCGCGTCTACATTGTTTAATGCACGAGGTCTCCATTCATTACTTGCCGCTACCCAACTTAAAGCATAATCATTTTGTGGTGTAATTGTTGTAGTGTTTACATCATTTAAATCACCAATGTTACTAATTGAACTTGATACTGTTCCTGGTTCCCATCTACTTTGTGCATTATCCCAAATAAGTGCTTGTCCGTTTGTTGCACCTGTTGTAAAAACATCGTTAATGTCACCTAAATTTAAACTTGAGGTAATTGTTATTTTACCTTCTGCATCTGAGGCAGTAGTTATTCCGCCACCACCTGCAATTTGTAAAGTTTCACCGTAGCTAATATTTCTTACTGTTGAATCGTCTGCCGCTACTTGTACTAATGTTCCACTACCACCTTCGTTTGCTAAAGGTATCCAATCTCCGCTATGTGCAAAGTAGGCTTTACCTGTTGCGTGTACGTGTGCAAACATACCATGATATGTTGCCGCACTTGGTAAATCATTAACAGTTGCAAATACGTTTGAGAAGTAAACTTTACCTGTTGAATTAAAATCTCTAGCAGTAGTTCCGCCTCTAGCTAATACTGAATCAATAGTATCTACTTCTGTTACAGTAGTTGTAAATTTAAAAGTTTGTGATGCATGATCGTAATAAACAACTTTTCCATCATCACTTGCACTTGGTGTTGAAAAGTTATGTAAACTTTGAACAGTCGCCGCTTGTATACGTGCATCTGTTCTTGCATTTGAAAAGAATAAGTTAGTTACACCTTCAGCTATTTGATCTGAAGTTGTTCCTGCCGCCAAGTATCCTACATCATTAGCAAATGAACTTAATGCACTTGGTACTGTAGGTATAACTGGTTTATTAGTTAAGTCGTTATAATCACCACTGAACGGATTATTAAATGATACGTTGTTAATTCTTACGTCTGTTGCGTTTACTGTTCCTACGTTAGTAAGACCAGATCCGCCAAGATCTAAATTATCACCGACTGGTAATTCTTTAATCTTTTTATCTGTTGTATCAACTACTAGTGGTATTCTATTTGCCATTATGTTTTCCTACTATCATATTTATTATCCCTGAAGTACCACGAAATTGAAGTTTCCACTTGCTCCACCGTCTAAGGTACCACCTAGGAATTTCTTTACTTGAAATCCTGTTGTAGTTCTGTTGTAATATGCTACTGTATAGTCACCGCTACCTGCATTTGTTTGTACTGATAGTGATACAATATAGTTTGCACTAGGTAACGCAGATGTAAATGTAACATCAAATATACCTGGAGTTCCACTAGTAACACTAGCAACGTTTAATGATCCTGTTTCAACATTTATAGGAGTACTAACATCTACGTGGCCAAATGCTTTTACATAAGCCTGAAGAGCTGTATCACCTGCAAGTGCCGTTGTAGCACTTGTACCTAATTCCAACGCATCAGTAATTCCGTATCCTGCTATTGTTGTAGGTTTGCTTGTTAATGAAGCAAACGTCTGTGCAGGTATTGTTAAATTCGTTAAGGCTGATCCATCTAATGCTGGAAGTGTGCCTGTTAAGTTTGCTGACGGTATAGATCCAGTTGCACCATCAACAAGTAATGTAGAATTGTCTGCAATTACAGATCCAATAATACTTTGTTGTATAGTAGCACCACCTGGATTGTTTGTACCTGTTGCACTTTCTACAACAATCAATCTAGTATATACATCTGTAAAGTTGTTCTCTACTTTAGTAAAGGCTGTTCTTATCGGATCGCCATCGCCCTTATTAGCACTAGAACCTATGTTTATATTTTGTTGTGCCATTATACTCTACCTACTACCATTTCAATTACGCCATGTCCAGGTTCGTTATGATCCTGTAATGCTTTACCAAGTA